GTTGATAAGATCAATGTTTTCTTGAAGCGTTCCTGCTTCTCTGTCGTCGTTGTACACAACTTCTTCATCAGATGCTTCTCCTCTCTTCCTAAGATCGTCAACAATGTCTATAAGATCAAGGAATTGGTCAGCATTGTCTACTGGATCACCAGAAAGAATCTCGTCATAGTCTGAGCCTTCCCACTTACGGATGAAGTCCTTTTCTTCATCAGTTAGATCAACTGATACAGGTGGGTCAAGCTTTGCTACATTGGTCTCTTCTGGCTGCGGAGCTGGGTCTGAGTTGACGATATTAAGCTCGGAAAGCTGAGCATCCGTGCTAATAATCTTCTCAATCGCAGCTTCGTCACCCTGCGTAGCGGCGTCTTCAAGCGCGGAATACTCTGGCGACTGAACAATCTCTTCTGCAGTCATACCAGACACATCGGTTCCTAGTTGGTCGGAAAGACTACTAAGTGTTGACTCTTCACGACTGGAGCTAATCTCTTCAGGGGTCAACGACTCAGACGAGCTGTAGTCTGGACCTAGCTCTGCTACAACTTCATCCCACGTCTTGTAGGTTCCTAGTGCATCACTGAGTCGAGGGTTTGCTGGATCAGAGTTATCCCAGAGAAGGAGTTCTCCGCGACGGTTCTGCGTGACCTTGTACTTGTTGTCCGGAGTGTAGTATTCATTGGCGAGACCATCACCATTTTTACGCACTTCCATAAATCCTGGAACAGGATTTCCTTGCGCGTCAAAGTAATCTCTAGCTGGATTGTAGAGTCGGAATTCATCACCCTCGGGCGTTCCAGGAATATCTGCTTTAGCTAGTTCTTTCTGCCTAGCCTCTACCAGAGCGTCTATCTCTGCAATTTGGCCACCAAACTCATCAAGTAGTGCCTTCTTCTCAGCAGCCAACTCGTCAAGCTTCTTTTGTCCAGCAGCGTATCCAATACCCCTGGCATCCCACTTATCAACCATGCGCTGGATAGTCTCAGAGACTCTGTCAATGTTTGCAATACGATTCTTTGCGTCCCATGCTCCACCCTGGAAAGTGTCAGCTAACTGAGTCGCAGGAAGCTCGGCCTTAGGAAGATTGCCAGTGTCAATAAAACTTCCGGTTGCTTCGTCCATCACATACTCAGTGGTGATGCCGTCCGGCGTGGTGACAATCACAGAGCCCTTACTTGCAGGGTTAGCAACTACAACTGATCCCTCAGGAGTAGACAGACCCTCTGGACGCTTATCTTCTGGAATTGACTCACTAATTTTTGCTGGGTTTGGTACCCAGTAACCAGGGTTTTGGCCCCCACCAATACTTTGGAACCCTGGCTGCCACAGCCAGTCGCCCCCAGGGCTCAGCTGCGGTCCTGGCTGCCTTGTTCGTGAAGGCATTCCAGGAGACCACTCCATCCTCACTTCCACTGGCTGGCCATTGATCATCCTAGGGGCGTACAGAGGATTTGGCTCGTTTGGTAGTGGGTCTGGCTTCGGTTCGCCTGAAACTCCAGCAGGTCGGGGTGTTCCATCCCACATAACCGGCTTAGGCGCAGAAAGAATTGGTCGTGGTGCGGCCCCGTCTTCACGGATTGCTCCTGCAAAGGCCGCTCCAATAATGTAACCATCTTGGAGAGTTTGACGCTCGTCGTCAGTAATTTCTAAATTACGACGAGCCTTGTCGTTTGCTGCTCCTCTAACTTGAGCAACAATTGCTCCCAAGTTTGCAAATCCTTCGTCAGACAAGAACGGGTCTTGCAGTTGGTCAGCAGCAACTCCGGACTCAAGCGCGTTTGCTCCGTTTGTAAGTCCGAGTCTTCTTGCCGCAGCAGCAGCTTCCGCTCTGGTTGGCTCGTATCTACCACGACCTTCTGCTTGGTCAGCATCTAGTCTTCTAAGAACTGCATTGTTTGGGCCAGTAGCAAACTTAGCCTTGGTACGTCCACGACGCACACTCTTTTCTGCGTCACCGAACTTGACAACAAGTGTCTGTCCATTGTTGGTGATGTTAAGAATCTCAGCGTAAGCATTGTCTTCTGGGAAGAATACCCAGTCTCCAGTACCAACAAGACGACCATCGGCGTCGCGGGTAATACGCAGAGCCTGTGGATTTAAGTCGTTAATCTTAGCTAGACGACCAGCTGCTTCACCAGCGTATCTACGTTGTCCACCAGCAGCCTTCATTCTCTCTGCTAGTTGCTTAGCCTGGATACCGTACTCTCCATCAATACCAGCAAGACCCTGCAAGAATGCAAAGTTTTGTGCTCCTTCAGGAAGAAGACGCTCAACACTTCCTGGGCTGACTCTGTAGGTATCTACGGTTGCTTCTTCTTCACCTCTGAGGGCAGCGGTTCCGTCTACGGTGTAGTTCGCAACCTCAATCGAAGTTACTCTTCCACTCTTGTCAAGGTTAACTCTTTGAACGACACCAACAAAACCAGGTCGCGGGGTTCCTCCACCACGACCAGTTCCTGGATCAACTACTACTGGGTATCCAGCAGCAATTTCGTCACCGTTCTTGTCTTCTGCGGTACGGGCAGCAAGGTTCTTCTTCCATCTACGACCAGCTGCGGCTACAGCATTGACGCCGCGAACAGGGAGACGCGGGTCCAGCCCACCATTTGCGGCAAAGTCAAGAGCCTGCTCTTCTTCAGTAAGAAGTGGTCCACCTTCTGGGGAAACGCCGACGTTTGCTTTTGCAGCTTCTTCAGCTGGGTTTGCAATTACGTTACCCTCAGTGTCCTTGTAAACAATTTGATCTTCTGCATTAGGAAGATTAGGAACTTCTCCTGGAAGAACATCACCACGACCACGCCCCTGTGCAAGACCAGCACGCTGCATGGCTCCTTGGCCACCATCATCAAGTCTTGCCTTCTGTGCTCCCTCAAGTTGTCCTTGAGCAGTAAGAATTGTACTGAAAACATTGTTCAGCATTTCTCCGTAAGCATCATCACCAGTCTGCATACGGTCATCAGAAGAAGAGCGTCCTTCGCCGTTTGCTAGGTCAATAAGGCTTGCTGCTTCTTCAAATAAATCGCTGACTCTAACTGCGTTCTCGTCAAGCGTTGCTTTGTCTACTCCGCGCCCACCGATGTTCGGTGCTACGTCTGTGTTGTATATATTTAGTGCTTCATCAATTTTATCTGCGGCTTGTAAAATTCTTTCATCAGGAGCAATATTGTTTCCTGATGCGTCTTGGCGTCGGGAAGTTCTCAGCTTTCCTGAAGCATTCTTAAGCGCGTTTAGAGGCAGCTTTCTGATACGAGAAACTGTTCCGAGCTTTACTCGTGCCTTTGCGTCAAGAACCTCAATGTCTTTTCTGGGAACACGAACTACTTCTCCTGGGTTAAAACCAGCTTGCTTAGCTCCTGGGGAGAGGACATTGTCAACTCTTACCCAAATGTCTCCGTTACGGTCCATCCGCTCAACTAGACCAGCGACGTCTCTAGTGGCTGCTCCACTCTTTAGCGCAGCACGAATTCTAGAACCAGTCTGGATGAAGCGACCAAATCTGTCGCGTGGGTGCAACCACGGCTTCCAAAGACGACCAAGTTTGTCAACGATTGCACGACCACCACCGGCTGTAAGAGCATAAACTCCTGCAGTAGTGCTGTCTTCGGGGCGATACGTGGTCATGCCTGCACCTCTACGTTGCTGATGTAAGTGTTGACTTTTGCCTGTGCGTACACGTCCCTGCTGAAAGGTGGTCTATTTTCAACAGGTAGCATTGCATATTCTCTCACACCTTCTAGGTAGGCACGACGAAGATCGTCCTGATGAATACCTGAAAGGTCTGCCTTGGCCCCGATCACACGCTCATGCGCAGGGGATTCCATTTCATTTGCTGATGCTAAGATCGGCATCTTTCTCCACTCAGTAGGAATCAAGCTTGAGCAGTTGAGCATACGAGCACGGCGAATAACCATACGGCGGGCAGCTAGGATCTGATCAGTTATCTCTTCAGCTTGGTCAAGAAGACTAATCGCTTTCTTAACCCCTTGTGCTGTGTCTAACGAAAGCATCATGCTCCCTGTCCAGGTTGTTCTGTAGGCGGTGCTTCTTCTGCTGGTTGTGGTGCCTCTTCTGGAGGTGCTGTGTCTGACGGCTTTCCGCCAAGGGCTTGAATAATCTCGGGAGGAAGTGCAGTTCCGGGAGACTCGGCTGCTACTGCTTCTTGGATAGCTTGCGTCTGCTTTGGAGCCAGAGTCTGGAGAACCTTGTCAAGGTACTCGGGGAGAACTTGTCCCTTGTTGAATGCAATTCTGCGGGCAAGTTCTTCGTTACCTGGAGCGTCGCTCTCGTTGAATCCGTTGTAGTGAAGCCACGCATCGTTGGAGATCATCAGGTTGTCGTAGGCGTAGCGCGAAGCTTCGGCCAAGTCGGGAGAGGCAACAACGCTGGACGGATCAAACCAGATCTGAATACGAAGTGCTTGCTCGCGTGTGAATCCCTCAGCCTCAAGCACTGGACGAAGATACGCGGTGGTCAACGTTGAACAGATGAGCTGAGCAAGGGGCTCTACGTGAGATTGGTAGAGGCTTTCTTTGATCTGGATAGCGTTTGAGTACTTAACAGACGCAAGTCCAGTAACAATGTCCTTAGGAAGATCAATTCCTTGGAGGATGCGCTCAAGCACACGGTCAGCACGCTCACGCAGATCGGCGTCAAATGAACGCTGGAATGAGATGTACTTGATCTGGTCTCCGGCATCTGATGGTCCGCGCACGAGCAGGGGGACAACAGCAGATGCGCTGGTTTCGTCAGCAATGGGAGTAGTCATGGACTGCATCAGCTCAGTCTCAAACGACTCAAACTCATCGTCAATGTCTTGATCGTCAACCATTGAGTCCGCGTAGGTCTGCTGGGTAGCAGTGGTCAGCGTGTCAGGAATGAACAGCAGACCAGAGTTAAGGCGTGAGCGAGCAGTTGCACGGAATGTGCTGTTCAAGAGTTGAAGCTCAGAGCATAGGTCAAGGACTCCACGCATTGAGCAGGACGGCATAGATGCGTACTGGGGGTGTGGGCGCCA